TCATTCAGGGAGAGCCTCATAATGTCAGAGAAATGGTCCAAGATGAATTCATAAGTGACCATATAGCTCTTTCTGTTAAAAAAATTCCCCTTATTGTATCCTCTAAGACCTGATGGTGTTATTATACTGCCTAAACTCCTATTGATGCAATTTTCCCAATAATTTGAGATATTGGTGGTACCTATCCTTGATGATATGCAACTGCCCATCACATAACCTAAATATTGGCAGAATTTAGGATCATAGCAAAAATCATTATCATACAGTTTACCTTCAAAAACATCTCTTTCCACATCTGTTTTCATGCTGCCCAAGTTGTGTTTTTTTGCAGCAACTACATCTTCTAAAATCCCCTCCAAATTCCTGGATTGTTCTATTGCTTTGTTGTATTGACCAGTTGTCATTGCATATGTACAATAGATCATGGAAGTTAATGAATTGCTGCTTTTAATCAGCTCATTTGTTATAAAATGCCTCAAATCCACCCTGTTTAAAGCATTTTCCAAACGTATCTCATTTAATTTGCCCAGTTTGTGACTTGTTTTGAAAAAAATCGTGTATGTTTAATCTGATTGACTCCTTAATCCATGCATCAAAATAAGTGTAATTGTAACTGGCGAAAGAGGAAATTATCCCTTTCAAATTGGAATAATTCCCACTAGAGTTGACTATTAAGTAGCGACTGTTATGCAAAGTCACCTCAGTCTGTCTTTTTTGATGAAAAGCCAACAATGCACTTAACAATTCAAAGTTGGGAATGTCAACAAATCTTATCTCTTCTCTAATACAATAAATTGAAAGCATTTGGAAAATTGAATGATAAAGGTTCATGCCAGTTTTAATTATGTTAATGCTAAATTGTGTCCATGGTGTTAGCACATAATCAACTGAGTTTGATCTGAAAATCTTGTAATCTTCATTGTAACCAAGTATCAACTCTAGCTCGGACTTTATTGGATAGCATAGCCTAAAAAGCCTACAGTTTCCTGTCTGGTAGCACTTAGGTCCTCCTCTAACAAACATCAACACATTGTCATAACCCAAGTTATCTATTGTGACATTTTTGCAATTTGTTGAATTTGTGGACAGCTTAAACAATGAGTAGCAAAATCTAGAAACAAATTCAGCTGATTTACCTAAATAAGATCTTCTATACTCATCAGATAAAATTGAAGGGCTCTTCAAGTACTCCTTTTTCAATTTAGTTAAGTAGTCTGGTCCTGGGCCTGTTTCATTGTTGAATAGACTTGTTTTGCAAGGCTCTTGGGCATCCTTCTTTAAGTGCTCAAAAAGAATAGAGTGCATTTGATTCACTTCCTCGTATTCATGAACTATAGCTTGACCTACACCGCATATAGATTTATTTTTAGTAAAATGAGTCATTTCCTCTGAAAAACTAGATTTACTAACGTGCTGGTTGTTTTTGCTAACTGCCACAGTCCTACTGACAGTCAATGATTTTGATTTTTTAGCTATTTCTGACTGCCACTTTCTGTGTTCATTTTTCAAATCATTCTTTAGTGAAGCGTACTCAGCATCATCTGACATTTGTTTGTCTACAATGTTTCTTTTAGGAATTCGTTCAGGGAAATTTTTTCTCAACAACAAAAACATTTTTGATTCCAATCTGCTTGTTTTGTTTTTGTGTTCAATTATCTCTCTATCATCGTGTTTGGAAACAAACATGTTCAATTTAGCCTTTCTCAAAACTTCTTTTAAAAAAGGATTTGAAGACAACTGTCCATCAAGCATACTGTAATTAGGTTTGTCAATGTCTCCGTATATAAGTTCTCCAGTTACAAGAGGAAGCAGAAAAGACTGTTTTTTTCGGTAATGCCCTTGAGAGTTTATGCTCAATAACTCTTTAGACAAATGATCAGCAGCATCAGACAAGGAATTCTCATCAACTGGATTGTTAACCAGCAGATTGTTAACCCCTAAATCTGACTTTTGGTAGTTTCCATAATCATACTCAACCAGTTGATTGTAATAACTGTTGTCAAACAAGTAATTATGTTCTTTTTTCTTGCTAATCAATCTTTCAGGCCAAATATTAGAATGTTCATGTTTAGCCCAGTACATTTCGGATTCCTCTGGGTATATGTTACAGTGTTTCTCATCTCTACACATTTTTTCCAATCTAGGAATCTTTTCTTGGTATATTTGATTAGGAGGAACTCTTAGGCATTCTGGAGCAATTTTTTCAATTGATACCGATTCCACTGGCACCAGTTGAGTTCCTCCAAGCTTTGAAACATGGCATTTGTTGCCTTCAGACTTGAATCTTATTATCGATATCATTTTTGATATATTAAAGTTCACCACAGTGTCGTAAGCTTGTTGAATGCTGAAATCTTC